GGTACCACAGCGATTAACGAAGCAGGTAAAAATATTGTTTACATCTATGACACAGGCACTATTCCAACTAACGTTTCAGAACTTGAAATCACTCACGGTGGTGCAAATGATATTGTAAGATATGAAATTTCAAGTATTCAGTCAACAGCGTTTACAGATGTTGCTGGTGCTTCACGTGATGGTAAAATTTATAAACTTAATATTTCAGGTAACGAAGGTTTAGCGGCGGCACTAACAAATAATCAAAAGGTTATTATTAGAGGTTTACAAAACTTTATATTTGATGACTTAGAAAATACAGCAGTTATTAGACCATCAACTGCTATTGTGTTTGACGAACAAGATACGTTTACATATAGAACTATTGCGTTTGGTGGTGCTAACTCAGTTGGTACTGCACTTCCAGGTGCTAATCAACAGTTGGTTACATTTGATTCTAACTATGATTATATTAGATGTGTTGTTAACCAAGCGAACATTGCAGGTACAGCCTTTGCTGGTACAGGTACTACACATGGTGGCACAGTAGGTGACGTTGCTATTTCAATTGATACTATTACTGAACAAGCAGAAATTGATAGACTTAACAACGGCGACATGATTTTTGGTTGGGACGGAAAAGTTCACAGAATTTTAAGTTACGCACAAAAAACAGGTTATGCTATTTTAAGTATTGAAGATGTTAATGACATCAACGATGTGGCATTAGGTGATTCAGTAGTTGCCGCAGGTTTACAATCAGTACTTACAAGTTCAAATGCAAGAACGTTACGTGTTGGTTTGAACAGTGGAGAGAACGCAGGACTAACAGTTAATATTTCCGTAGCAAGAGCAACAGGACATGACTTTAACGATATTGGATCAGGTGGATTTAACACAAGTAACTATCCAAGTAAAATTTATGGTGCACCACAATCACCAGTACAAGCATACGAAGTACAAGAACGTGGTAAAGGTAGAGTATTCTACGTAAGTACAGACCAAGACGGATTCTTCCGTGTAGGTAGATTCTTTACAGTTGACCAAGGTACAGGTCGAGTTACATTTGCGGCAAGTATTGCATTAAGTAACTTAGACGGTATTGGATTTAAACGTGGTGTTGTTATTACTGAATTCTCAAGTGATGACGGAATGACTGACAACGCTGTTGACTCGGCTCCAACTGAATCAGCGGTACGTGGTTATGTAGACAGACGTTTGGGAATGGACGAAGGATCGTTAATTGTTTCAAACCCAATTGGCGCAGGATTTGTTTCAAGAGATGGAACATTAGGTCCAAGTGCAAACATTAACTTTGGTAATAATAATATTACAGGCTTGGGAGATCCAGGTGATGAATTTGACGGAACTAACAAACGTTATGTAGATGGAAGAACACCGTTCGGTGCTGAAGCAATTGGTGCTGGTATTGGTAATAGAGTAAATGGTGATATTTTATTATTTGACGGTACAACTTATGACAATGCTACACCAGTAGGTGACATTGGAATTACATTTACAACTAATACTGCTGACTTCCAAATTACAGCAGGAGCAATTATTAATGCTGATGTAAACGCGGCGGCACAAATTGCACAAAGTAAATTAAATCTAAACGCGGCAACTACAAGAGCCAGTGCATCAGGTATTACACAAAATGATTTAGGTAGTGCGGCATTTGATAACGTAGTGTTCAGCAGTGACAACGGCTTTATTAGTATTGATAATGGTCAACTACCTGTAGCGAAACTTGAAAATATCGCAGACGAACATGTAATTGGTAGAGCAACAGGTGATAGTTCCGACGGTGACGTTAGTGCTATTCCGTTCTCAACTATTGTTGAAACTGGTGGTACATTTACTACTATTGGTGCTCCAAGTTCAATTGTTAAAACACATACAGATGGTTCAATTAATGTACAAGCATTAGAAGTTGACAGTGCAAGAATTATTGATACTTCAGGTACAACAGTTAACTTTACAAACCCAGGTACAACATTATTCTTAAGTTCACAAACAACAGGTGCTGGTGTTACAACTAACTCAATGACTGGTAACCTAAACATTGGTGCAAGTAGAGCGACAGAAAGTAACTTCCAAACAAACAGTACATTTGCTGGAGAGAACTATGTTGCGGCAGACTGGGCATACCACTCATTTATTGAAGCACCAGGAGAAGCAGATGCTAACGGAACAGGTATTGGTATTGGTGCTGGAACAGGATTTAGTAATGCTGATCAAATTAGTTTTGTAACTGACGGTGATCAAAGATTAGTAATAGGTACAGCGGCAATGCTACCAGGTACAACATCAGTTTACAACATAGGTAGTGCGGCACTAAAATATAATCAAATACATGCAGTTACGTTTGAAGGACAGGCTAACACAGCATTATACGCTGACTTGGCAGAGAACTATCTTGCAGACGCTCATTACGAAACAGGTACTGTACTTGTATTTGGTGGAGAACAAGAACTTACAACAACTGACAGCAAAGGCGACACAAGAGTTGCTGGAGTTGTTTCAGAGAAACCAGGTTACTTAATGAACAAAGGACTTGAAGGCGATCATGTTACAGCGATTGCACTACAAGGTAGAGTTCCTGTATTAGTACTTGGTGAAGTTAAAAAGGGCGACATGTTAGTAACAAGTGCAGTTCCAGGATATGCTATTGTTAATAATACACCAGGTGTTGGACAAGTCATTGGTAAAGCAGTTAAAGACAAGGATGACCCCGGTCATGGAATTGTTGAAGCAGTGGTAGGGAGAGTCTAATGGCACAACAAAATATAAACATTGGATCAAGTGCAAACAAGGGCGATGGTGATCCGCTAAGAACGGCTTTTACAAAAATTAATTCTAACTTTACTGAACTATATGGTAAAGTTACAGTACTCGAAGGTGGTGGCGTTGCAATACAACGTGATACACAAGGAAGTATATTTGGTGATGACAGTACTCTACTTGTAGATGCTGTTAACAGTTTAATACCAAGTTCAGTGTTGTCTGGTAATTTACCAGCATTAGATGGTTCAGCATTAACAGGTGTTGTAACAGGTTCTAATACAGGTGTAATTAACTTTAACGGTGCTACACTAAATTTTGTAAGTACTACATTTAACGGTTTAGACTTTGATGACTTAGGAACAACTCCTACTACATTAGCAGGTTATGGAATCACAGATGCGGCAACGTCTGCACAAGGTGCATTGGCGGCAAGTGCGTTACAAGCAGAGACAATTACACTAACAACATTAAAAGCAGAAGTAGCGGCAAGTACAGACTTTGCAGACTTCCAAACAAGAATAGCGGCACTGTAATGAGTACGATAAATATTGATATAGGAAAACAAAATGGCAGATAGAATACCACTTATAGTAGATACCGCAGACGGTAATAAGTTAAAAGAATTACCTATTGGTGATAATCTAAACTTAACAGGATCCGGTGTTATTGGTGCTGGTAATATTGCGGCAACAAGTTTAACCATTGCAGGAATACCTTATAATCCATTTAGTGGAAACTATGCGGATTTAACAGGTGCTCCAACTATTCCGGCTAACACAGATGATATTGTTGAAGGTAGTAAACAATATTTTTCAAACGAACGTGTAGACGATAGATTAAATAATTTACTTGTAGCAGGAACTGGTATTACTTTAACCTACGACGATGGTGCAAATACATTAACTATTGGTGCAACTGGAGTTGGAAGTGGTGGCGGTGCAAGTAACTTACCAGGCTTAACTGATGTTACTATTACAGCACCAGCAGGCGAGCAAGTTTTAAAATACGATGCTACTACAAACAACTGGATTAACAGTTTTGTATCTTATAACAATCTTCTTAACTTACCAACTTATGCAACTGTGGCAACAAGTGGTAGTTACAATGATTTAAGCAATAAGCCAATTATTCCAAATGACATTGATGACATGTCAGATGTTGATACATCAACAACACCTCCAACAAACGGACAAGTGTTAAAATGGTTAAACAATAAATGGTTACCAGCAGATGATATAACATCAGGTGGTGGTGGATTAGATGCATCAACGCTTGAAGGCTTTAGTGGAAGTTATTATTTAGACTGGAACAACGTTACAAGCAAACCTGTTTATCAAGTATCAGACTTAGATGACACAAGTGTAGGTGATGTTACAGCAGGTCAAATTATGCAATGGACAGGATTAACTTGGGACGCAGTTGATTTTGAATTACCATTTACAACCATTACAAGTAAACCAACAACACTTGCAGGTTACGGAATTACAGACGCACCAAGTGTATTAACAGACTTAGGTATTTCAGATGGTGCGGCAAACACAGTATTAACAACAAACGGATCAGGTACATTTACTTTTGCAACAAACTTATCAGGTGTAAGTTTAGTTAACGCAGGATCAGTTGGTTTTGCGGCAGGCACAGTTGTTAACGAATTTAGTACAGACGGAACACTTGCTGGTAATAGTACTTCAGCAGTTCCAGTAGAAAGTGCTGTAAAAACTTATGTTGATACAGCAGTTGCAGGAGCAGGTGGATCAGAAGGACTTGCTACAAGATCAACAGCGGCAGTATCAACTAATAGTATTGCCAATGATGCAAACGAAGATGTGTCTATTACAGGATTCAAGTCATACATGCTAATGAGTATAGAAACATCATCAGCGGCATGGGTAAGATTATACACAAGTGTGGCAAAAAGAACAGCAGACGCAAGTAGAGGTGAAGGAGTTGATCCAACACCAGACTCAGGCGTAATTGCAGAAGTACTATCCAATGGAGCAGAAACTATTGAATTTGGTCCAGCAGTGTTAGGTTGGAATAGTGCAAACGATACAACAATATATGCGGCAGTGAAAAATAAAAGTGGTGGAACTGCAACAATAACAACTACACTGAAACTGCTAAAATTGGAGGGCTAACATGTCTTTAAGGAAACATGTAGAAAAAAAGATCTACATGGTAACACTCAAAAAGGGTGTAGACAGCGTAGCATTTTCCGATGACATGGAAACACCAGGCGGCGCACTTTACATACCAAATAGAGCAGTTGTACCACACGCCTCAAGACCAATATCCAGAACAACAGAATATTGGCTCTCACAAGCCGAACATAATTTAATCAAAAATGATGAAAGAGTTTTAGCGGTTGAACTAAACCCTAAAGATGCAAAAATCGATGTTAGTGAATTCTCAATAGTAGAACAAACAGGAAATTTTGCAAGAAATAGCACAAACACAGACACAGATCTTAACTGGGGATTGCTACGCCTATTAGACGGGCAAAATCAATCAAGTTGGGGTCAAACTTTTACAGAAGTAAACACAACAATATCATTTAATGCAACTGGTCGAAACGTTGACTTGGTAATTTGTGATGGTGACGGTATATACACTGGACATCCGGAATACACACAAATATCAGGACAAGAAACAGCCGACGGCTCAGCAGAAAGAATAGTGCAGTATAATTGGTATCAACACAACCCCGCAGTAACAGGCGGATCAGCAGGTAACTACAGTTACGGTAATCCAGGCAGTTATCATGCTAATCACGTTATGGGTACAGCAGGGGGCAACAGACAAGGATGGGCAAGAGATGCGAACTTATATAATCTTTACTACTATGCTGGCGCTGTTGGTAATAACAATTTTCCTTACGTGTTCGATTACATTAGACAATTTCACGCAACAAAAGCAGTCAATGGATCCACAGGGATCAAAAACCCAACAGTCGTCAACAACTCATGGGGAATGAGTATTTTCCCAAATCAATGGAGTATGAGCTCCATTCAGGCAGTTACTTTTAGAGGCACAAGATTTACACCAAGTGGGGCGACAACATACAACGGTACTTCAGGAGTGTTTACTTCTACAGCAGGAATAAGTGCTTTTACAGCAGATCCAGAAAACATTTCACAACGTATTACAACTTCAGGTTCTGAAGGTACAGTCGGCGGCGACTTTGGGTCAACCCCTACAGGGTTTACAAGAACAGGCGGAACGATTGAGTTAGATATAGAAGTGTTACCTAATGCAAGTTATACAACGACCATACAAGGACCTGCTACTATCAGTTATAAACACAATGTTAGTACACAAGGTATAACAGGAATTTCAGAGGTTGATCTTACTGTTACTGTTCAAAATTCAGCCAGTGCTGTAATTGAAACACAAACAGATAGCGAAACATCAGTTGACGGCGGTTTTGCAGAAGTTGACATAACACAATCAAGTTTAAGTTTGCCAGACAATGATGTTTATAGTATCACATGGCAATCAACAGTTACAGAAGGTACTGACCCTACGTCAGCGGCATTATTAAGATGTACACTTATAGGATATGCAGGAGGAAGTCCTTCGGCGACAGTTACTTCATTAGGTACAAATATTCCTATTGCTAACGTAGATACTTTAACAGCAAGTGTATCTCCAACAACAGGTGGCAATGATGACGGGTACTGGGAACTTATAATGCCATTCAATGTAACATTTTTAAATGAAAGTTCACCCTATATCTATATGGGTACAAACAGTTATCTTACATTTGGTGGTGGCGCAACAACGTATTCTGGTATTGATGAGAATACACCTTCTCTTCCAAAGATTATGGTAACAGCAGAAGACTGTAGTTGTCAAAGAATTTTTTACGGAACAACAGGTACAGTTGGTAGTAGAATTTATAGATTAGTATGGGAAGGTAATAAGAACACAAGTGGCACACTTGGATCTCCTACTATAAGATATGAATATAAATTTTATGAAGCAACACCTACACAGATTGATTTAACTATTGAACAAAATGATAACAAAACAACTGATGGTTCTTTTTCAACTGCACAACTTAATGCTTGGGGACTTATAGCAGATCAACGTATTCCTGTAAGAGTTGCGGCACTTGATGCAGACATCGAAGATGCTATTGATGAAGGTATTATTACAATAGGCGCGGCTGGTAACGGAAAATGGAAACATGCCGCACCAGGTGATGCTGATTGGGATAATACATTTGAAACAACAACGGCGGGTGCAAGATATTATATGCGTGGCACAAGTCCAACAGCAAATGATAATGCTGTAGATGGCACATACGATATACCTAATATCTGTGTTGGTGCTACTGATACCAGTTTAACAAACAGCAAAGATAGAAAAGTATCATTTAGTGATTGTGGTCCTGGTGTTGATCTTTACGCTCCTGGCACATCTATCATGTCAGTTTTGAATACAAGTTATCCAGGTGGTGGAACAACAGATCCGAGAAGCGGCAGTTCGCCCAGTTATAAAATTGGAAAGATTTCAGGTACGAGTATGGCAAGTCCACAAGTAGCAGGATTGGTTGCTTGTCTAATGGAAACTTATCCTCATTATACACAAGAACAAGTTAAAGAATATTTAATAAGCAAATGGGCAGTAACAGATCAATTACATGATGCAGTTACAGACACTCCAACTGATGAAGATGACTTACAAGGTTCACCTAATGTACATGCAAAGTACAATTTTGAACGTAGTATAGATGGTGCTATGCACCCTAAGAAAGATTATAATTTAAGACCTACTACAGGTGCATTGTATCCGAGAGCAAGACGCACAGTACGTAAGAGACCACCAGAATAGGATAAATATTAGTATGGCAATACAAACAGTTAATATCGGCGGCGTAGCAAATGACGGAACAGGTGATGATTTACGTGAAGCGTTTGTAAAAGTTAATAATAACTTTACAGAACTTGACAATCGTAATCCTGAGCAAACAACTGCATCTAATTTAGGTACAGAAGGACAAGGCGTCTTTGCACAAAAGACTGGGTTTGATTTACAATTTAAGAAAATCAAAGCAGGCGGTAATGTTACAGTTACATCAGATAGCAGTAACGTTATTATTGAAAGTGTTGGCGGATTACAACAATTAATTGTTGCTACTGATAGCGGAAGTATTACACTTGCAGAAGGTGATACATTTACTATTGCAGGCGGTACTAATACAACCACAGCACAAAATGGTGCAAATGGTATTACAATTAATTCTGTTACAGAATTAAGCACAGACGCTACCCCAGTGTTAGGCGGCGATTTAGATGCTAATAATAAATTGCTGTACAATATAAGAGATGCTGAAACTACTGTATACGGTATTGACGTAAGAGATATTTACGGTTTTAACTTTGGAAGTATTACAGGCAGTGTTTCAAGTATTATTGAATTTTTAGGATCAGCAACTAACATTGATTTAGGTACGCTTGATGATCCAGGGTTACAAGAAGACAGTACCGTTGCAGATATTACTATTGAGAACGGCACAATTACAAACCCGCTATAACCATAGCCATAATATTCCGATAAATACTATTGAATAAGGAATTAACATGGCAACCATCTGGACTTTAAAAACAGGATCTAATTTAGGTATATTTGCAGAAAATGCAACTATAGGAATTGCACTCCCTGTAAACACAGTATCAAACACCATTAGTACAGTAAAAGTTATTAGTGGAAACTTACCCGGCGGACTTAGAATTGAAGGTTTATATATTGTAGGTACTCCGTTTGAAGTAGAAAGACTAACAGAATCAAAGTTTGTTCTTAGAGCAACAGATAGTTCAGGTGCTATTGAAGATAGAACATTTACAATATTAATTGACGGTGCTGATGAACCTGAATGGATTACAAAAGAAGGACTAATTGCTGTTGACCCAAATAGCAAATATTTTGTACTCGATAACACATTATTAGATTTCCAATTACAAGCAATAGATGCAGATTTACCTGCAGGTGATGAACTTGAATATTTCATTGCTGATGACGATGGTGAACTTCCTCCAGGAACAAAACTTACATCAGATGGAAGAATTGTAGGATTAGTTGAACCTGTACTTGCTTTAGATAAGAAAGCAGGAAGCGGACACTATGATGCAAACGTGTATGGTACATTTCCTTTTGACTTTGGTGACAGAAGTGCTAACGGTTACGATAGTTTCTTTTATGACACACGTATATACGATGACAGAATTCCAACTAAACAACCAAGAAAATTAAATAGGTTTTACGAGTTTATAGTTAGTGTTAGTGATGGCGATACTATTAAGAAACGTAAGTTCCAAATTTATCTTGTAGGTGATGACTTCTTAAGAGCAGACAACACTAAGATGCAAATCTCAAATGGTTTGTTTAGTGCTGACAATACATACTTAAGAACTCCATTATGGCTAACTCCTACTAACTTAGGATTTAGAAGAGCAAATAATTTCTTAACATTCTTCCTTGATGTATTAGATACAGAAACAATTTTAGGAAGACTAACTTATACACTTGAAGCACTTAACGATGATAATAGTGTAAGTTCATTACCACCTGGTATGCAAATAGATAGTAGCACGGGTGAAATTGCAGGTCGTGTACCTTATCAACCAGCAGTTACAAAAGAATATAAATTTACAGTTAAAGCAACAAGACTTGGTGGCGTACCAGAAACAGTTCTTGCAACAAAATCAAAAACATTTACAGTTAAAATATTAGGTGAAGTTGACTCAACTATTAAGTTTACAACTTTACCAAACTTAGGAAATATTAGTGCAAACTTTATTTCAACAAAAAGTATAAAAGCAACAACAACTGTTCCAGACTCAAGGTTGTTATATAGCATTGTATCAGGTAACTTACCTTCAGGCTTACAGTTAGATATTAGCGGTGAGATAATTGGTAAAGTGAATCAATTTGGTACTGCTACTAATCCAGGACTTACAGTCTTTGATAGTGGTACAATGAACTTTGATGGTTCTAAGACTGTTATAGATAGAGAATTTAAGTTTACAGTAAAAGCAGAAGACCGTTTTGGATTTAGTGCAGTTGAACAAGAATTTACACTTGACGTACTTGACCCAGATGATAATTTGTATAGTAACTTATTCATGAAGCCTTTCTTAAAACAAACTGTTAGAAGTAGTTACGAAGCATTTGTATCTAATCCAAGTATATTTCCACCAGACCTTGTTTACAGAGCAGGTGATCCACAATTTGGTGTACAAAAAGAAATTAAGATGTTAGCATACGCAGGTATACTTACACAAGACATTAGAAAATATGTGGCGGCAACAGCAAAGAATCATAAACGTAAAGTTTACAAAGTTGGCGAAGTTAAAAAAGCAGTAGCAAAAGAACCTGGCAGTAATGATACTGTATACGAAGTTGTATATTTAGAAGTGTTTGATCCTGCAGAGCCAACTAACGGAAGAACTGCAAAACAGTTTAAAAGTAGAAACAGTAATAGTATTACAGTAGACAGTGTTGAGTTTGAAAGTCAAGATGATACAACTGCATTAGGTTCAGGTAAGAGCTCATTCGAACTTGGAGTTAGAGGTACAGGAACTCCAACAATTAATGTACAAAGCATTGGTAATGATTTAGAGATTATTACAAGAAGCGGTCGTGTTGTATTTCCTACAGTAGGTAATATTACAGTTACAACAAGAGTAGGGGCTACAGTTACAAGTGTACAAGAGTTTATAATTGAACGAGCAGAACCATATAGATTTAGACCAATTACTAATACGTTAAAAGTTGACAGCAGTGCAGTCAAAGTAAGTCAAGATAACGATAATACCAAATATATCTCAAATTTACAAAATATGAGAGATAGAATAGCAGAAACTGGTGTTACAGAAAGAGACTTTTTACCACTGTGGATGCGTACAACACAAACAAACAGTGTACAAGAATTAGGGTATACAAGTGCCATACCTATTGCTTACTGCCAGGCAGGACAAGCAGATCAAGTAATGCTTAATATCAAAAACGCTGATTTCAATTTTAAAACAATTGACTTTGATATTGATAGATACATTATAGATAGCACTACGGGCAGTTCACAAGACCAATATATACTGTTCGCAAATTATGAACACAATATATAAACAGATAAATAAAAGCATAGAGAGGTAATATAATGGCAAGTAATATTGATGATGTAAGCATTAACTCAGCATACCCTGTAGCAGGTCAGGACAATGACTCACAAGGGTTTAGAGATAATTTTGGTACAATCAAAAGCAATTTCGTAGCATCAAAAGCAGAAATTGAAGCACTACAAGACAACACAGCAAAGAAGAACGAAGCGAACAACTTCTTAGGTAACAACATTACCAATGCAAATTTGGTTGATGTAAGTGAAGAACTAAACGCTGGCGGTACTGTTCAAGCCTCTCAGAACATTGACTTCCAATTTGGACCAGTTCAAACTTTTATTATTAGTGGCGATGTTACACTTACAACAACTGGTTGGCCTGAGTCAGGTAAAGTTGGTAAGATTAGAGTAATTCTTGTTAATGATGGTACAACACGTACTTTAACAATTGGTACTGAAGCAGGTTCAACATTGAAATTCCATAACGATTGGCCATACAGTGGACCAAGTAATGAAATTTCTGTAACTAATGACAGCAATCCTATTGTAATCGATTTTTGGACTTACAATGCAGGTTCAACTATCTTTGTAAAATACGACGGCACATACGCGGCATAGTATGATTCACCCGCACCACGAAGACTTAACCGAATTCACGACTCCGCAAATTGAGGCGAAGTTAACGGAACTATCCAAAAAGTACTTCATGACACGCAACCCAGAAGTCCAAATGCAAATGTCTATGATATTAGACGGCTATCGAGACGAACTTCGCCTACGCTACCGAAAAGAAATGGTAGAAAATGGCGATAAAGATCTTGACAATCTGATTAATATCAGTTAAAATATATACATGCTGATAAAAACAGACTCTAACGGAGTTCCTACATTTACGAATCAAAACTTAATCGATATGATCTATACAGGATCTATTGACAAGTGTCATATTGTCCTATGTGATAAAACTGATGAACTTGAACAGTTTAACAAGTGGGCAAAAGAGTTTGGCAATCCCCAATTACAATTTTATGTTCCATTAGATGTAGATCAAAAAACTTTTGACAATGTATGTCAAAGTGAATGGTTTATGCCACAGAAGTATAAAGACATTGATATACACAAATGGATGTATGCTAAACTACAAGACGAACTTGACAAAGAACAAATTGGTGACAGAGAAGAATGGATGCGTACTGAAGCAGAACTTGTTGAGTTTGATGAACGAGGAATGTATCCGTTATTGCAGTATATGATATATTTGGTAGACTTCATGCGTGAAAACAATATAGTATGGGGTGTAGGTAGAGGTTCAAGTGTAGCAAGTTATGTGCTATACTTAATTGGAATACATAGAATAAACTCAATTCACTTTGACCTGGACTGGCAGGAGTTCCTGAGATAAGTAAACATATAATAGGAGAAGAATATGGCGGCACAACAAAAAGGACGTAAAGTATACAAGTCAATGCAAGGTAAACAAGTTGACATGGATCTATTACGTCAAAAAAACGAACTTACTCCGGCTGTAGGAAATGCTCGTGTAAATGCACGTGGCGATGAATTAGGCCCAGGCGGTAAGATTATTAGAAAACGTGAAGATGTTATGGCTGACTTTTACAGAGACAATCCTAATGTTGTTACAGATGAATTACCTGTTGCGGCAAAGGCTGAAGAACCTGTAAACAAAGTTGTAGAGGAAACACCCGTTGCTAAAAAAGCAACTAAAAAAGTTGAAAAAGAAACTGTTGTTAAAGACGAATGGGTCGAAGACGACGATGGCAATTTTGTAAAAAAAGGTGACTAATGTCTGATTTAGATTACGAAGCAATGGCGGCAGGAAAACCTGCTATGCCAACCAAGGTTACAGGTAGTATTAGACCAATCCACGATCGTGTTATTGTAAAACATATGAACTTCGGCGAACAAAAGACCGCTGGAGGAATTATTATTACAAGTGATGATGGTAAGGATAGAGGTATTAAGCCACGTTGGGGACAAGTTGTTTCCAAAGGTAACACTAATAAAGATCCATATGAAGTAGGTGATTGGATTTTAGTATCACATGGACGTTGGACACGTACTTTCCAAGTTGACGAAAACGAAGATGGAAACTATGTAGACATGCGTACAGTTGAAGCGGAAGGAATTCTTGCTTGGCAAGATGAACAACCAGAAGAAACTATGTTTGGTGCCTTTTCAGGTGCGGGTGATAATCAAGCACACAGTCCAGAGGACTTTGGCGCTAACTAAGAAGTGGAATAAAAATTGGATAACGTAGATCTAAATAAGTACAAAGATTTTGTACAAGAAGTAACATCATTACAAAGTAATGAAACAGGTGCCTTAACAGCACAGTTAGAAAAACTTGAAAAAGACAGTAATGTTAACATGGCATTGCTACTAACTGGATCAATTGGGATGGCATCAGAAGGAGGCGAATTTGCTGAAATTGTTAAAAAATGTATATTCCAAGGTAAACCATTGGATGCAGACACAATATTTCATGCTAAACGAGAACTTGGCGACATCGCTTGGTATTGGATTAACAGTTGTCGTGCTTTGGGCCTTGACCCTAATGACGTCTTAGAAGAAAACGTAAACAAATTGAAGTCAAGATATCCGGGAGGTGAATTCGATGTACACTTTTCGGAGAATCGCAAAGACGGCGACCTCTAAAAAACACTTGACAAACGTCCTGTTTGTCTGTATAATAACACTATGAATACAGGAATAACATTCTCATCATTTGATTTGTTCCATAGTGGACACGTTGCTATGCTTAAAGAAGCAAGACAAAACTGCGACTTTTTAATAGTAGGATTACAAACTGACCCTACTATTGATAGACCAGAAAAGAACCAACCAATACAGAGTGTGTTTGAAAGATATGTACAACTTGAAGGTTGTAAGTATATTGATCAAATTATTCCTTATGCTACAGAACAAGACGTAATTGATATCTTATTAACTTACCAAATTTGTACTCGTTTTATTGGTGAAGAATATCGTACAAAAGAGTATACAGGTAAGCAATTATGTATTGACAACGGCATAGAAATATATTATAATAAAAGGCAACATTCATTTAGTACAAGTGAATTAAGAAAGAGGATAAAACAGGCATGAAAGAATTATGGGTAGAAAAATATCGTCCTAATACAGTTGACGGTTATGTGTTCAGAGATGAACATCAAAAGAATCAAGTAAAACAATGGATCAAAGAAGGAACAATTCCGCATTTACTTTTTAGCGGTAATGCAGGTATTGGTAAAACAACACTTGCAAAACTTTTATTCAATGAACTTGATCTTAACGATTTAGACATCTTAGAAATTAACGCATCAAGAACAAACAGTGTAGAAGATGTACGTGACAAGATTGTAAACTTTGTACAAATGATTCCATTTGGTGACTTTAAAGTTGTATTACTTGATGAGGCTGATTATCTAAGTCCAAACGCACAAGCGGCGTTGCGTGGCGTGATGGAAGAGTATCATACTACAAGCAGATTTATTTTAACCTGTAACTACCCTAACAGAATTATTCCTGCATTGCATAGTAGATGTCAAGGCTTTCATATTGAACGTATTGATCAAAATGAATTTACGGCTCGTGTAGCACAGATCTTAATTGAAGAAGGTGTTACTCCAGACTTAGACACACTTGACACTTATGTAAAAGCAACTTATCCAGACTTGCGTAAGTGTATTAACACAGTACAAATGAATAGTGCAGACGGTGTACTTAACAAACCTACTGATGGTGACACAGGTGAAGCAGATTATAAGATTGAGATGGTTGAACTGTTTAAAGCAGGTAAGATTGGTCAAGCAAGGAAACTTGTTTGTAGTCAAGTACGTCCAGATGAAGTAGAAGATATTTACAAATGGATGTATGATAACATTGCATTGTTCGGTGATGAAGAAAAACAAGAGAGTGCAATACTTGTGATTAAACAAGGCTTGGTGGATCATACACTTGTTGCAGATCCTGAGATTAATTTAGCGGCGACCATGATTAGGTTAGCACGTTTGTAAACTTAATAAGTAGTAATATGACATACCTTGTAAATGAAAATTGTGTAAAGTGTAAGCACATGGACTGCGTAGAAGTTTGTCCAGTAGATTGTTTTTACGAAGGTGAAAATATGCTTGTTATTAATCCAGATGAATGTATTGACTGCGGAGTTTGTGTTCCTGAATGTCCTGTAGATGCAATTATTACAGATACAGAAGATACAGATAAACGATGGTTTGACATTAATCAAAAATATTCAAACATATGGCCTAACATTACTGAGAAAGATGATGATGCTGTTCCGGAAGACGCCGAAGACTGGGTGGACGTTCCTGATAAGTTTAACAAATATTTCTCTCCTAAACCTGGAGCAGGAGAATGAGTGTAAAAATACAAAGACTTAGAGCAAGTCATATTCTAATTAGTCATCAAGGTGCTACTGCACAAACAAGTAATCGTCCTAAGCCAGCGGCGGAGCAAGAAGCAGGATTTATTATTCAAGATATTATAGAAGGTGTACTAACTTTTGATCAAGCCGCAAAAGAACATAGTGCTTGTAGAAAAAGTGCAAAGAATGGTGGCGACTTAGGTTGGTTTGATTATCCAGGGGATATGGAATACGAGATTGCTAAACCTATAAGTGGAATAAACAAAGATGAAATGCTTACATTCCCAATTGAAACTGAATACGGGTATCACGTATTATTAAGGACGGGATAGTTGGAAGACTTTTTTCAAGTAACACCATTAATATCACAAGAAGAATTTGATGTAATACAAGTAAGTTACAACAAATCCGATACACTTAATCCTATACTCGAAGAAAAAATACGTAGTATGGGTGACGAGATGGGTCATAGAAGCAACGTAAAAGCCGATATGACTGACTTTAGACTTTACGAAGACCCTGACTTTAAAAAGATTTGCGACTTTGCTATACTACAATGTATTAATAGTGTAGAAGGATTAAGTCAACGTGGCGCACAAATGATGCGTTGGAATATTATTGATTGTTGGGGAATGGTTTATAAAAATCAAGCAGGACATCACACAGTAGAACATGCTCATTGGCCTGCTACATTTAGTTTCTGTTATTATGTAAATGCATGTGAGAAATGTTCTCCATTACAATTTACAAGATCAAATTTCAAAGTAAAACCAAGAAGTGGTTTATTGGTTTTATTCCCTGGTAATACAAGTCACAATGTACCACATCAAAATTGTGACCATGACAGAGTTGCAATATCAGGCAACATTAGTGCAACCGTAACAAAAGAGGAATACGAACATGCAAGTTAAGTTAGTAAGTTATTCAAAGCCTACTGAAGATTATGAAAACGATTTACACAATGTACAAGACCTTATTGCGTTTTGTGCCAGGGTAAGTAACCCAAGCAATCAAATGAATAAAGAAACTAATGAGAAACTTATCAAATATTTGATTAAACATCAACATTGGTCTCCACTTGAGATGGTAAGTGCTTGTTTAGAAATTCAAACCACACGTGATATTGCACATCAGATTGTAAGACATAGAAGTTTTAGTTTCCAAGAGTTTAGTCAACGTTATGCTAATCCAGAAGAACAAGGCGACATGTTTGAATACAGTGAAGCACGTTTACAAGATACTAAGAACAGACAAAACAGTATTGAGACCGAAGACAAAGAATTAGCAATGTGGTGGGACGCACAACAAAAGTATATTGCCGAAGCATCTAAGGTTATTTACGATAATGCTATTGAAAAAGGTATTGCTAAAGAACAAGCACGTAAGGTATTACCCGAAGGCATTACTAAAACAACATTGTACATGAATGGTACTCTACGTAGTTGGGTGCATTATATTGAATTACGTGGTGCTAATGGTACACAAAAAGAACATATGGAAATTGCTCATGCATGTGCAAAAGTAATAGCCACAATATTTCCTCTTGCTGGAAACCTCCAATAAGTAGTTATATGTTCAATTTCATAAAAAATCTCTTTTCTAAAGAAACACCTGTGATTAATTTTGCTTGTGCAAATTGGGGAGTACGTAAGTATGCTCCAATACAACCAGCAGGTAAATTCTTTCCAGAGAAGTTTAAAGAAATGAGTCCGTACTATGAAAAAGGACGACACAATATAGATCATCATAAAACAGTTAGATCATGTCCTGGTATTACAGATTATATGAGTATGGGATTTGTTATTCCTGCGTTTTGTGATATTGAAATTATTCCAACAC